CACAGCCCAGGCATGGCGTGCGTTGCACATCACCCATCGACCAGTCTTATGCTCTGCCAGGAAACTAGCTAGAGTCCTAGCACTGCGCCTTGTTAGTGGACTCACAGCCAGCTTGTAATCCAGCACTTTACTGATAAGGCGCACTGGCGTGCCCCTGCGATCCTTCCTGCCTGCTGCCTTGTAAGCTGCGTGCATCTCGGCATAGGTCTTGCCTGTTGCTAAGCTGCTAGCACGCACCACGCAGTCGTTGTTTTCCCAGGCATATTCCCTGGGGTTTGCCTTCGAGAATCCAATCATATGTACGCCCTCCAGTCTACGTTGCACAGCTCCAGGATATGCTCCAGCGTGGCATAGCCCTCTGAATCACTAGCGCCCCACTCCCTGTACTGGTGCAGGATAGCAGGCAATCCAGCCAGGTTTCCTACAGCCAGCCTAGACTCCACAGCCCTGTTAAGCTTCTCGGCTACCTGGTCTCGCTCCTCTTCCCTGCCTTCCAGGTTATAAAGCTGCCAGTGGTCTGCTGTCAGGTTCAGCTTACAGTCCACTCTCACGTTATAAAGCTCTACAGTCTTATGCATTGCACTCTGCCTCCCAAATAATAATCTGAAGCTCTGCCAGCTCATCGATCAGGTCACCATAGCGCCCATTGTAATAATATGGTGCAATGCCTGCCTGCTCTGCCTGCTGCTCGATACTATCCACTCGCTGCTGCAGGTCTTGCACTCTCTGCCATAGGTTCATGATCAATTCCTCTAGTCTAGGTTCCAGGGTTCCATTATGACAGCCACTGCTGCCAGTGCTGCGATTAGTACTGCTATCGATACCAGGTCCATGCTCTTCTCCTCAATGCTGATGATAAGATACATTCTCAATTTCAGTGTTCCAGCAGGCGCGACAATCCAGGCACTTATTACCCTGGGACTGAGCAGGGCAGCTATAACCCTCTGGCGCTGCCTTGCTGTGCACTGTGCTGGTGTTAGTGTAACCCTTCGGCGCTGCCGAGTCTACCATTGCAGCTGAGACTCTAACGCATAGGTTAGCAGGGAAGCTGCCGAATGCTCTCAGGTATTGATTGATCAGGCCCTTTTCCCTAGTCGGCAGCCAGAACGATACACCAGGCAGCTTGTCAGCTACTGAGACAATATTAAGCAAGTGCTGAAAGCTTTGCAGGTCTCCAGAGTCATGCCAGCGAAAATATGACTCCCCAGCTTTGCTGATCAGGTAGACCATTGCTTCGACCCATTGAGGATGATCCAGGCCAGCTGCTCGTTTCGCGTGCGCTGCCTGCACTGACGGGTACTGATAATTTGCTTTCAGTGCATAGCATCCCTCGCAGGTGCTGCCTTTAACCTGGGCCAGCGCTGCGCCTACCTTGCAAAGCTTAGCGCTGATGCCATATGAAAGACCAGGCATTTTAGAGGGTTTCCCTAGGCTGCCTGTTATAGCTAGCGCTGCTGCCTTAGTACGTACTGGTCCAGCTAGTGTGATGGTACTCATAATTCTATGCTCCCGATAGTTAAAATGTACAGTCTAGTGCCCTGGAATACCAGGACACTATGCTTTACATTCTAGCGCAGCTTTATTATGGCGTGATCAGTACTCACCAGGCGAATGCTGGAATTTTTAAGCTTGATCACTGGACCATAGGCTAGCTGCACAGTGCTGGTGAAGTAACCTGGGACCAGGATTTTACCGTTCTTGCGCTGCCCGTTGTCCAGGTAGACTGTCAAGAACCTGCCCTGACGATTGTCCAGCGCTGCCTTACTGTTGACGACTGCCTTAAGTGCTTTGAGGATTTTCATGGTATTAATTCTCCAGGTTGATTAAAATTTTACTCTACGTCCGTGACGTCCACGTGGTGCTGTCTCAGCCATTCCAGGCATGGTGCTGGAATCTCAAAGAGACCTTCGTAATCGAATGCTTTTTTTGTTTCTGGATCTACGCTTACGCCAACGGCTCTCTCTTCGCCGAGCTGGTCGTGCTCGAAGTAGTAGCTCACGCCGTCGTCGCATTGATAGACTGTAAAGCTGCCTGCTGTTCCGATACTGTCGTCCATGGTGTTGCTCCTGGTTAGTTAAAAAGCACTGCCTGTAATTCTATAAGCTTTCCGATTAGTACGTCAATTTCCTGCTGTTCTAGTGTGATCCAGTGTTGCCTGTGAGCATTGAGCATACCCTGGATCTCCTGAATCTGTGCTGCTGCTGCCTGGTTCATTGTGCTGCCTCCTGGTGTGTTATTGAGTCTCCTATTATCCAGGTATTTTAAAGCTTGTGTTCCACGATATGAAAATCTGCCTGGTATTTTATACAGTGCTTCCCAGGTGGTGAGTATAGGGTGCACTACACTCTCATTTACTTGTCAAGCTCTATCGCACTGCACAACTGCACAATTTCACGCTATGCAATGACTGTGTGGTATTTACGCAACACTGGGGGGAGGGCCTGCGCAATCACTATAGAATATGCGGAGCCTTATAGACACAACAGAAGGTAAAATAGGGATTAAATAGTAGAAAAAACTCCCTAAATAGTACTAAATAGGGCTAGATTCCCACTAGAGAAATGTCTTTATAAATCAATAACTTAGGAATTAGTCAGTATTTATGCAGAAGTACCTACAAAAAGGTGAGGTAAAATGTGCTCTCCAGGGCTATAAAGGGACAGGACAAAGCAGAAAAGACTTGACAAATTCTAAAAAGTATGCTATAATATTCCTTGTAGTAGAAAAACAACAAAAAGTAACTATATAAATCTGTTCAGTTAACGGTTAAGTTACTTTAATAATAATTATTATTAATATTATTCTTTAGTATCTAAACCACTAACTGTTTAGATACTGTATAGAGGAGAATTTAGTGTCTAACACTGAACCTCTGTCTGAAACGAAGTCAGCCCCTAAAAAACGAGGCAGGCCCCGCAAGACAGACATTGAAGCCAAGATTAAAAGAAATGCTGTAGGTCGTCCACCAGGCGAAGCAGCACGGATTAAAGAGTTTTATGCTCGTCTTCTGTCCACTTCGGGGGAAAAGGTAATTGAAACCGTCCTTCGTAAGGCGATGGATGATCAGGATAAGGATCAGGTGGCTTGCCTTAAGATGTGCATGGACAGGCTACTACCTGTCTCTCATTTTGAGAAGCAGGGCCAAGGTCGCAGTAACGCTATTCAGGTTCAGATTGTCACTACTGGCACTCCGCAGATCGCTGCTAAAGAAGCTGAAGCTATAGATTATGAAGTAATAGATGTGGACCCCGTAGGGGCTGAGGAAGAGTTTGATTCAGACTCTAAAGGAGCCTAAGATTGGCTAACCTGAGAGTCGAACTCCACCCAAAGCAGACTGAGGTATTTAATGATAGTCACCGTTTTAAAGTGGTTGCTGCAGGACGAAGGTTTGGAAAGTCTCGCCTTGCTGCTTGGACCCTCATCATTGAGGGACTGAAGTCTAAAGATAAGGATGTATTCTATGTTGCCCCAACTTTTCAACAAGCTAAAGACATCATGTGGTCGGTTCTTAAGGAACTTGGACATGAAGTTATCAAAACTGTTCATGAAAATACGGCGGTAATCACCCTCGTTAATGACAGGAAGATTTACCTCAAAGGGTCTGACCGACCAGATACCATGCGAGGGGTTGGTCTAGCGTATGTCGTAATTGACGAGTACGCTGACATGAAGCCGCAGGTATTCGAGCAGATCCTGCGACCAGCACTAAGTGATGTAAAAGGCGGGGCATTGTTCATTGGTACACCGAAGGGACGTAACCACTTCTATGAACTGTACCAGATGGCAC